TTGTCAATTGCTCCCAATTTTATTATGGTAATTGTTTATATGGTTATGTACCAGCTCATGGTTATATTTCTGGACCTGATACCAGCACAAATTTAGGTGCTATACAGGTCTCTCAGCTCCCCCATTATTGGATATATCCACAGAAGTGTCAAGGTGGTGAATTAGTTTTACCATTCTTCTGGCATAAAACTTACATGGATATTACCACTGCTTCGCTGGATCCAACGAATATTGGGAAGTTGGTTAAGTGGGCCATGACACCTCTCAGAAGTGCAAACGGTGCCGCTAGTGGGAATGCTACCTTGCAGACTTATGCTTGGGCAACTGATGTTAGATTACATGCACCTACCATTCGTGCTGCTATGCAATCATATGAGACTCAAATGGATGGTGATGATAACACATCACGCAAATCTTCCATTTCTAGGGGTTCACGCAAATCATCTAAGGTTGCCATTGGTGGTGATGATGAATATGGTGATCGTGTTCTTTCTAAGAGCGCATCCGCTATATCAACCGCTTTAGGCGAAATTGGTGATGCTCCTTTGATAGGTAAATATGCAACAGCTTCTAGTATGGTGGCTGGGGCTATTGGTAAAATAGCCCATTTATTTGGCTATACAAACCCTCCTAACATGAATAATGTTGAATTTTTTAAACCAACTCCTGCGCCACATTTTGCTTCTAGTGATGTCAGTGTACCTTTTGATAAATTCGCACTCGATCCAAAAACGGAACTTAGTATTGATCCTAGTTTGGTTGGACTTGATAGTACAGATGAATTGAATTTAAGTTATCTTTGTCAAAAAGAAACGTTTCTTTGCGATTTTGATTGGGCAATAGCTGATACTGTTGATCAAGTAAATTTTGCAGCACAAGTCTCACCTAACATGTTTAATTTAAATGATGGTTCTAATCCTAAACCTATATATGATACTGTCATTTCCTACATGTCACGTATGTTCCAATTTTGGCGTGGAGATCTAATATTTCGTTTTAGATTTATCTGCTCTCCTTTTCA